GTTGTTGGTGTTGTTTGCGCTCCCCCCGCCGATAATGTCACTCTTTGTAACCTGTGTAGGGTCCACGGCTTCATATTTTACGTTTGCTTTTCCTGTTGTTTCTTTCAGAAACTCCACAATGCAGGCTGTGTCACCGTAGAACACTTCGTAGTCTTCCCCAGCTGTCTTTCCAGTCACTTCCACGCTTCCTGCGATTGCTTCCAGTGGTAATTCAATCTGGTTGTCTGCCACGTCCATTTCCTTTGCTGCTACTGTCTTCTTATGCTTTTTAGGGTCAAGCACATTTACAAAGAATACCTGCGCACTGTTAAAAAGCGTAAACGCTGTGTAGATTTCTTCGCAAAGGCTGTATT